AGACACCATCAGCGCCGTGCAGGTGGGGGCCAGGCTGGCGGTATCCAGCGCGGTGGGCGCAGACCCGGATGTGGTTCTACGCATCAAGGCATCGGCCAGCGGGACGGTGGAAGAAAGCGCGGCGATTGACGTAAATACCACCGGCTACTTTACGAACGACCCTAACTTTGTAAACATGCTCCCGGTACTCACGCTGTATGACCTGCCGGGGGCCAGCACAACAGCGTGGACGAAGGCCGACCTGGACACCATGCAAATCGGCATCCGGGAGAGCGTGACTGATACGCATCTGGCGCGGCTCTCCGCGATATGGGTTTACATCGACCACAAGCCCGCCGCGGCGGGGGCTTATACTATGGCGGTTGACGTGGGGACTTATGCGGAAACAGGGGTAGCCGCTGTGCCTAAGCACGGGTGGCTGGTGGGCGCTGCGCTGGGGCTTTACAATCAATCAGGCGTCACGGCGCTGCTCAGTAAGGGCAAGAAGATGACGGTTGACGTGGGCAGTTATGCGCTTACGGGTGTCTCCGCCTCGCTGAAGCATGGCTACCTGATCACCGCGAGCCTGGGGACGTATGGCCTGACCGGAGTACCCGCGACGCTGAAGCACGGCTATCTGATTGGGCTGGCAGTCGGGGCATATTCCTACGCCGGCATTGCGGCGGGTGTCTATCACGGATGGAAGGTATTCCCGGCAGTCGGGTTATACAACCAAACCGGCGTCACTGTGACGCTGACCTGGAATCATATCATCGGGGCTTATACCCTGACGGTCGATGTGGGCAGTTATGGGATTACAGGCGTCTCCGCGAGCCTGCTCCACAAATACAAAATCCTCCCCAACGTGGGGGCGTACAGCCTCACGGGGGTAAGCGTGGGGCTACTGCGCGGCTTCCGCGTTGCCCCACCGGCGGGAGTGTATGCCTTGACCGGAGCGCCCGCGTCGCTGCGTTATAACCGCGTTTTGGCTGCTCTGTTGGGGCTGTACTTGCTCAATGGCCTCGACGCTAGCCTGATTTATGCGGGTGCGGCATTTCCATATCAGCCCACCCAGCCTGTTATCATCGTGGCCCGGTCAGCAATCCCCGCTGATGGTGTTGATAGCGTGTTCGTAGATCGGGACGTTATTGAGGCTGACGGGCAGGCCAGTGTAAAGCCCTCCAGGGCATCCATTCAGACCGACGACACCTACAGGCAATAATATGGCGACATTCGCGAATAACCTGACCCAGCAGACCAACGAGATCCACACCTACACGGTGGATTTTACTAACGACCTGCCTGCCGGCGGCACGGTAACGGCGGGCACGGCTACGCATACGCCCCCTTCCGGGAGCGCGGGGACTATCGCGGTATCAGTGACCAGCCCCTACGTTTACGCCACGGTCCCGGCGCTCAGTCTGGTCGGATCGCATTATATCGACGTTCTGGCGACTTTCAACAACGGCGACAAATCCAGCGCCCGGCTACCCATCAATATCGTCTATCCCTCGCCGGTGGCGCGAATCGGGATGGCATCGTTGATTGCGGAACTGCGCGGATTGACCGAGGCTTCCCCGAGCGATTACATCATCGCGGGAAATCCCTACTGGGTGGATGCGCAACTCCAGGACGTGCTCGACATCCACCGGGTCGATGTGATATTCGAGCCGCTGCAATCCTACCCTGTGCAGGTGGGCGGCGGGTCTATCTCATATAAGGATTACCGGAGTGGTTACGGATACTTCGAGGCTACTACGGGCGGCAGCGCGATATTCTACCTGCAGGATAGCACGGGCGCGGTGATTGCCTCATCCAATTACACCCCGGATTACCGGCGCGGGCAGGTGCAATTCTCCGCTGACCAGGCGGGGACGACCTACTACCTGAACGGGCGCTCTTACGACCTTGATGCCGCCGCCGCTGACATCTGGAGGCGCAAGGCGGCCCACTACGCGCCCGGAGCGTTTGACTTCTCAACCGACAATCACAGTATCCGTCGCTCGCAGGTGTATCAGCACTGTATCGAGATGGCTAAACATTTCGAGGGTGCTAGCACGCAGGCGGTGACGACTGTGAGCATGTTCAGAGGAGATATGGATTGAGCGCAATTGATACCGCGATGCTGGCCTCCATGCGGGAGGCGATAGAGGACCTGCTCCCGGATACCTGCTCAATCCTGGCCGTGACGCATACGCCAAACGGGCAGGGCGGGCAGACGGATACCTGGGCTACAGCGTCGAGCCGGATCCCGTTCCGGCTGGACGTAGTGACCGGGCGGGAGATGGTAAGCGGCGGAGCGCTGCAGCCGTTCACAAAATATAAGGGCTCGCTGCCCTATGATGCGGTCATCACGGCACAGAGCCGCATCCTGCACAACGGCATCACCTACGCGGTGACGGGCGTCAACGTCGACGCCTCCTGGCAGGCCGTCGTGCGCGTGGATTTGGAGGTGGTGTAATGGCCGGCTCTTTTGCGAAGATCGCCGGGCATGGCGCGGTACTGGATACCCGCGTGCTTGACAAGATCACCGCTGAGTTGAGGCCGAAGGCGAGCCGGATTGTGCAGACGTTTGGCTTCGCCATCTCGGGCGAGGCGGCGACAAATGCGCCAGTGGACACGGGGGCGCTGCGCAACTCAATCACCAGCGAAAGCCACATGGAAGGCGACCTTACCTTCATCGCGCAAGACGGCGTGGAGTACGGCATCTATCAGGAGTTTGGCACGTCGCGCATGGCTGCGCATCCGTTCATGATCCCGGCGATTGAGCACTGGGCGCAGAAATTCCAGGACGCATTCAAGGTACTGTTCCCATGAACGCGATTGACACCGCTATTTATTCCCGGCTCCAGGGGACGGGCGCACTCACGACGCTATTATCCGGCACGACGGCTATCTATCACCTCCAGGCTCCAGACGGGGCGACGCTGCCATACGTGGTCTGGAGTATCCAGGCTGGCGGGGACGAGAACCTGTCCCGCCACCGGGTGAAACAACTTGTATATTTCGTGCGCGGTTACTCAGGAGTAAGCGCAGCACAAGCGGGCTCAATTGACGCCCAATTGGATACGGCTCTGCATCTCGTGCCGCTAACGGTCAGTGGATGGACTGACCTATGGCTGGCACGGGAGCAGGACTTGGAGCTGGTGGAAATACAACCCAGCGGGCGTCAAATATTCACGGCTGGCGGGCTATACCGCCAGATCACAGAGAAAAACTAAGGAGTAACTATGGCTGAATTTATCTCAGGCCCCACGATGGTAATGACGTGGTCAGGTACGGCGGGTTCCGTGTCCCTCGCGGGCGATTACCGCACCTGCACCTGGAGCCCCTCGATTGACTATGTGGATGCCTCGGCAGGATCGGACACCCAACACGGGCGGTTGACTGCCCTGAAGGATGCGACCGCAGCCGTCACCGTTGTCGCACAGGCGGCAGGCACGGCGATTGTAGCCGCGCTAGCAGTCGGGACTGCCGGGACGCTGGTCATCCAACCGGAAGGCACGGCGACCAACAAGCGCAAGATCACGTTCCCCTGCTATTGCGATGGGGCGGTAACAGATTTCCCCTACGCGGATGTGGCCGTGATGTCCATCGGCTTTACCGCTGGTGGCGCCGTGCTCGCACTGTGGACCGATGGCGTCAACTAAGAATTGAGAGAGGCATGTCGAACTCGAAGAAAATCACAATTGACCTCTCCAAAGTCACTCACCGGGAGTATGCCCACTTCTGGGGCGCGGATGACGAGCAGGCCACAGACGAAGAGAAGAGTTTGTTTTTCCAGAAAATCTGTGGCCTGACTGCCGGTGAGATTGAGGAACTGCCTGAAACGGAGTGGCGGGCATTCCGCGCCGAGTTTCAGGCGGTGTGCCTCGAGACTGTGGAGACGCAGGAAAAAAACTCAGCAAGCGCGTCTACCTAGCCGGTAGAGTGGGCGCGCCCATCCCCGAGGAAGCCTTGAGATGGGAGATCGTCTGGAAGACCGGCTGGACCATGGAGCAGGTTGACGCGCTATCGCAGCGTGATTGGCGGCAGTTCTGGTCAATCCGCGACGGGTTAATCAAGTCAAAGAGATGGTGACATGGCAACAGGAACAAGAATAGCATCACTATACGCCGCCATTGGTGCGGATACTTCCGGATTTGAGGCCGGGGCGAAGCGCGTAAAGTCGGGGCTGGGTGGGCTTCAAAGCGGATTCAGCACTATGGGCTTGAGCAGCGTCGCGTCGTTCCTGTCCGTCGGCGGAGCAATAGCCAGCGCTGGGCTTGCACTCAAAAGCATCGTGGACACGACCCAGAAGTATGCACGTGAGGTGCGCGACCTGTCGCAGGTTTCGGGGGAGGGCGCGGAGAGTACCAGTCGGTTTATTCAGGTCTTGGATGACTACGAGCTGACCGCTCAGGATGCGCTCGCGGCTACGCGGTTCCTGACCAAGAAGGGGTTGGCCCCGAATATCGAGACGCTGGCGAAACTGTCTGACCAGTACCTCGCAATCAATGACGTTGAGGAGAGAAACGCATTCATCCTTGCAAACCTCGGGCGGGGTGGCCTGCAGTGGGTCAACGTCCTCAAGCAGGGCTCGGCGGTGCTCATCGCCCAGGGCGCGGCAGTCAGCAAGAATTTGATACTGGACGAAAAAGCAATCCGGGACAGCGAGGAATATCGCCTGGCGGTGGATGAGTTGAATGACGCGAAACAGGGATTAGCCGTAACGATAGGAACAAAGTTACTCCCAGTTATGACAACGTTCCTTGAAGATTTGGCAAGCGGTCCGACTATGACGCGCAATTTGCGGATTGCTATAACTGACCTTAAGCGTGAGGGCCTTGACCCGGTGACGCGCGGGTATATCGAGATGGCACGGCAGGCAGAGAAAGCCGCTGGGATAGCCGTTGACGGATTGGAAGCACAGGGCGACGCGATGGCCGACTTGACCGACGCGAACCAAACCTACCTCTCCCAGCTTGACGACCTGACCCAGCGAGATGAGGACTACGCCGACCGGCGGGCCGACCTGGGGCAGCAGATCATCGACGCCCAGGCGGAAGTCGACCTCGCGCTGAAGCAAGGATACTCCAAAACTGGCGGGCATGTCCGCAATTTGATGGGCACGCTAGGCGATTTACAGGATAAATACGATGAATTGGCAACCGCACAGGGGCTTGATATTCGCCGGATGGAGTTGGCGCTGATTGAAAAAAAATTCTTGATTGACGGCACACTCAGCCCGGCAGAAACGGAATACCTCCGTGACCTAGGCGTGAAATGGGGCGTGTACAGTCAGAGCGGGATTGACTCCATGAAGGCTATTGAAGCTGAAGCGGCTAACATGGTCGGCATATTCAATGGCCTGCCCGATTACAAAACGTTCACGATGAACCTGGTAACGAACTTTTCAGGCGGCGGCGGCACAACAACCGGGACAGGCACAACGGGAACCGGTGGTAATGGCAACCCGATTATCGTTCCGGATGGCTCGCATGCCACGGGCGGCTCATGGATGATACCGCCTGGTTACGGTTACGAGGGTTACAGGTTCCCGGATGGTAACACCGCCTCCGGGGGTGAGACTGTGACGGTAACGCCGAAGGGCGGCAGCACGAGCGCGATGGGCGCGGGGGACCCCATCGATTACAAGAAGCTGGCGCGCACGATCCGGGATGCTATGATGGTGGTCGGGTAATGGCGCAGGTTTCGCAATCATCCACGCTTTACGCCTACTTCAACTCCGCATGGACGGCGCTGAATGATGTAGCCCCCTGGCGTGGCTCGTGGGGCATCAACAGCAACGGCCCGCTGGACCGCGTAGCCTCCACGGGCGAGATGACATTCGCGCTAGACAATTCCGGCGGGCTCTACACCCCCGGCGGGCCCACGGCGCTCACGGGCTGGAAAAAGGGTATTCCATTCAAGTGGGTGATTACCTTTGACGGCGAGCCGTTCATCCGGTTCCGTGGCTTCATCGCTGACATCGACATCCGCCCCAGCATTCAAAAACTCGCCTACGTCACGGCGCTGGACTGGATGGACTACGCGGCGCGGCATCCTCTCATCAATCCGGGCATCCAGACCAACCAGCGCGGCGATGAAGTGCTTACTACCGTACTGGGCACGATGGGAATACAGCCGCAGGTGAGAGAGTTTGATGAGGGCACGGAAACATTCCCGACCGCGTTTGATACCGTGCGCACCACGACGCGGGCTCTAACCGAATTTAGTAAAGTCGCGCTTTCGGAACTTGGGTATGTTTACGTGAAACACGATCAATGGAATGGCGAGACGCTGGTATTCGAGAACGCGGACGCCAGGCCGATGACCCGCGACGCTGAGCAAATCCCGAAAGTAAACCCAGACTTCCTGCTGCTTGAAACCGGCGACAAACTGCTCCTCGAGACGGGCGATAAATTGCTGCTCAATGAGACTGAGGCGGTGGCATTCAACGGCTCGATAGTCCTCAGTTTCGATGCGCCCTATGGCGATATGGTCATTAACCGGATGCTCGCCAAAGTGCCGCCGCGACGCCTCGACACCACCCCGCAGATATTATTCCAACTGGACGCGCCGATACGGATTGGGGCCGGGGCTACCATCACCATCAAGGGCAGTTACGCCGACCCGGCGGGCGGCGGTGCTATCACGGGCCAGGACATGATTGACCCGGTTATCACGACTGACTACACCGCGAACACCAAGAAGAACGGCAACGGCACGAACATCACCTCCTCCCTGACCATAGTCACCGACTACGGGACGGCGGGCTTCGAGCACACCGTGACGAATGGCAACGCGAGCCCAGGCTGGATACGGCTATTCAATTGCCGGGGGACGGGCATTTATATCTACAATCCAATTCAATACGAGGCCTCCGACGCCGCTTCGATTACTGAGTTTGGCTACCATGATCTTAGCTTCGAGCAGCAGTACAAGGACGAACTGGACACCGCCGGGCCGTTCGCTGATTCGGTTGTGGATGAATTCAAGCAGCCTGCCATCAACCTGACAAAAATCCGCCTGGCCGCGAACAGGTCCAACGCCAATATGATGGCGTTCCTGTATACGGACGTGGGTTTCCTGCGGCGGGTGACGTTGACGGAATTGGGGTTGGACCTGAATTATTACGTCCAGGGCGTGGAGTTCGAGGTCAATGGCGGGATTATCATGTATAGCTGGGCACTGATGCAATCACCGCCCTCGTTTATTGCTGGATTAACGCCGCTGGTAATAAATTTCTCATCTGCCGGCAATACTGACGCGGTAGCTTTTCCTCCGAGCGCGGCGATTAACAACCTGAGCCAGAAGAGCTATTCGTGTTGGTTGTATTTCACCTTCGCTCCCGGCGGTAATATTTTCTCGAAGTACGTGACCCCTGGTGATGGTGGCGAGGTTCTTCAGGCTGACGGTGGCGGGACAGGAAAGCCAGAGTTTATGCGCCGCAATACCATTACCGTCGGAGCGTGGAATACGACAAATAACGTCTGGACAGCCCTGATAAATTCATGGGCGCATGTTGTAGTTACCTATGATGCTGGCTTGTTATCCAATGACCCATTGATCTACATCAACGGGACTTCCGTGGCGATAACAAAAACCGCCACGCCTGATGGAGATAACGACGATTCGGCAAACAATCTGGTTATAGGGTCGCTGTACGATTCCAGCATTCAGGTATACCAAAACAGTTTTCAGGGAAAAATCCTCGACTTCAGAATCTATAACCGCATCCTGACCCAGGCTGAAATCACTACGTTATACAACAGCGGCACACCAAGTGCCACAACCGGAGCGATTACCGGCCTCGTATTGCAGGCTTTCGGCGTGTCTACAGCGAACGCCCCAAGTTATATCGGCGCGACGCTCACCGAGGCCCAGACCCTTCGGGACGGCGTATTCAGAAGCATCGGCGTTCCCTATAATGGCCCGGTTGCGAGCGCCGCTCCCTAAGGAGAATAGACAATGGCAGACACCAAAGCAACCGCGCTCACGCGCATCACTGCGATCACCGACGATGACCTTTTCGTTATGGTCAACAGCCCCGGCACATCACCCGCGACGGTAACGGCGGCG